GTATTTCAACTGCGGGTTGTCATGTGCGCTTACGCCAACGCCCCGGCCATACTTCAGGTCTGCGATGTGAAGCAGACGTTCGCCCTCGACATAAAACGCGCAGTCGGCGGTGCCGAACATCGGCGCTGGTGGTTGCAGTTTGGACAGGTCGAACCGATGCTCCAGCATCGGAGCGGTTCCGTACTCCGCCGACAGGTTCCGCACAAAGTCCACGTACATTTGGACGGCATCGACCATCTCGCCGTCAACGGTGAACGTGAAGCCGCTGGCTTCAATTTTCTCACCAAGCCAGTTGGACGTGTGCAGTTCGGTACGTAAAACCCTTTCGGAAAGTTCGTGCGCCGCAGTTCCTTCGGCGGCGAACTCACTTGGCGGTTCGACGATGCCCTTGGAAAGTTCCACCGAGCCGGGGCATGACATCCACCGGCTCGACGAAGATGCACCAAATACAGCGTGGGCAGTCATATCAGACCCCCAGACGGGCAATCAAAGCCCCGTAATGCGCTTCGTCCAGTTCACCAAAGCGTGCCACGCCGAACTCACCCAAAAGGGTTTTTGCGGCGGCGCCGCCATTCTCGCTGATATACGCTCGGAGCGCTGAGAACGCGGCGTCTTTGGTTGGGCCGGTTTCTTGGCCACCGCTTTCTTCACTACTGCTAACTTGGTTGGGGCTTTCTTGCTCTTGGTTTCGAGGCGCTTGTTCTTCATTGGCTTGCTCCGGTTGTTGCTCTGCCTTCATAGCACTCAGCAAAGCGGTGAAAAAAGAGATGGCTTTTGCATCTCCGTCTTGAAACTCAAATTGGATTTTCATTTTTAGTCCTCTAGGATTTGTGAAACTGCTCTTGCCTTTCTTGCTAATACTCGGGTGACTGCTTCGTCCATTGAATCCGCCAGCCCGACCATCTTTACCTTTACCACTTCTTTCTGGCCAATGCGGTGCGCGCGCTTGGCCGCTTGCATATTTTCCGCCGGCGTCCAGCTGGCTTCAGCAAACACGACTTGATTGGCGGCAGTCAGCGTAATGGCTGTTGAACACGCCGTAATCTGCCCAACAAACACCCGACAATTTGGGTCAGTCTGAAACGCATCCATCGCGCGGACCCGCTGGTCGTTTGTCGTACTGCCTACAATAACTACCGGATTATACTTTGTCAAGAGATGGTTCAGTTCGGATATGACGTCCCGGTGGTGTGCAAAAATCAGCACCTTGTTGGCGGCGCCGCTGTCCAGTTCCTCGGCCACCATCTCAGCAACGGCCGGGGCTTTGGCAAGACCGGTAAGCCGGCGTATCTGAGCCATGTGGGGTGCCGCCCTTGCAAGTTCTTCCGCCGCCTGTTCGTCGCCCTCGGGGCCAAGGGAATCTAACAACAAGCGTAACGATTCCGCCTCGATGCTTTCTTTCTCAGCTTTGACGGTCTTGGCGTCCACAATGACGTCTTGCCATATAATCGCTGGCAACTCGGCCATGACCTCGGAAGTCACCCGGCGAAGCGATACGGCTTTTAGCTTGGCCTTGAGTTCCGGTAGGTTGGCTTTGTTGTTGCCCATAATCTGAAGTCCAAACTGTGTTTCCTTGTAGATGCAGTATCGCTTAACCCAATCTCGGAACTTGAGATTGTCGCCAAACAGGGCGTGAAAATGCGTCCATAACTCGGACGCATCGTTCGGAGCCGGGGTGCCGGTCAGCACCCAGACTTTTTTACAGGTCGCAATGACGCCGTCGCCACAGGCGTACCGCCCATAGATAGCGGTGACGCGCTTGGCGGTTCGGTTCTTCAGGAAGTGGCCTTCGTCAATAATCAGGATGTCGCGGTTCATCATCTTTTTACGGACGTCGTCGCGGGACACAACCTTATCGTATGACTCGACGTAGAAGTCGGCGCTACTGTTGACCCAGCGGTCAAACTCGCGGCGCCAGTTGGTACGTGCGATGGCCGGGCAGATGACGCCGATGCTTCGGGCATTACACATGGCGGCGGCGAGTAGGGCTTGCGGTGTTTTGCCCAAGCCCATTTCGTCCAACAACAACGCGCGCTTCTTGGTGGCTAACCAGCGCGCGCCGACTTCTTGGTACGGGTATGGTTTCATTCGTACGCCGTAATCGCCAGTTCCAGCACGCGGATGGCCGAAAAGTGGTCTTGGTCGAACAGGAACCGCCGGGCTTCTTTCATGGCTTCAATCAGCGCGGCCTTGTCTTTCTTCAGGCGCAGACGGCCATGGGAAATAGTGTCGCCGCGCTCGGCCTTGGTCTTTTTCAGGCCCAGACGGCTGGCCAGATTGGCGATGGCCACCGGACTTCGGTTAATCATCTTGCCCAAGTCGGCGGCGGACATCTTGGCGTAGTGTTCGCGGACAAGGGCCACGTCCATGTCGGTCCAGCGCGCGCGGTTACGCGGCCCCCAACCAACCATCTGCTTTTTGTCTTCAATGTCGAACGGCGGCGGAATAGTTTCGTTACTCATCTCTGTATATCCTTTAAGTTGTTAATGGTAAGGGGTATGCTTTTGGCTTGCCGGGTCTTGACCCTGTTGCGTGCCGCCTCGGGGCTAACCCCAAGTTTTTCTGCAAGGCCAATGATGGTTTCAATCGTACCGTCGGCCATGTAGATGTAAGTCTTGTTCTTTGCGCCGTTCTTGGAAGCGCCCTTTTTGGCTTTCTCAATCATCTCGGCGTGAACGTTTTGGTACGAGTCAATCTTTTCTGCGGTATTCATTTCGCTCCAGTATGTAAACAAATCCAAATTGCATCTGCCCGGCCAATGTCTTTCTTGCGGGCAAGTTGGGACGATAACTCAGGGAAGGTCTGTATGGCAAGTGTCCTAGCGTAGTCCTTGTCCGCCCCGATAAGGCCCAGCGGCTTCTTCCACTCTTGCGGGCCGATGAAGACGATGGGCAGTCCGTGGGCGGCAACGATGCCCTGAACTGCGCCGTAGCCCTCACCGAAGCGGAACATGGACGACACGCCCTGACCGGGCATGGCGCTCACCCGTTCAATGTGGACGCGGATAAGCTGGTCGTCACAGTCGCGGATTAGCTTCACAAATATGTCGCTAATCGCGGACAAATTCAACAGGTTTTTGCCGGCCTTGCCTTGCATGAGTGGCATATCGTGAATCTCAAAGACCTTGCCGTCGCGCGCCGCAACAATGGCGCCCGAGTATCCGGGGTCAACCCCGACGGTAATCACGCGGCAGTCGCTTTGATAAACTCAAGCGCCGCCTGATACTTCGGCGTGTTATTGTCTGCGATTCCTTTGGCCTTGGCAACGTCGTACAGGATGTCAAACGCGGCCTTGGCAATCTCGCCTTCGGGGAAGCCGGCTTTTTCTAGGGCAACAACTTTGTCGATACGTGTATCCAAATTCATTTCTTGATTCCCATACGGTTGTTGTAAGGCACCACTTTCTCGGCCTTGTTGATTTCTTCGAGTTTCTGTTGCTTGGTTGGTGGCGGCGTAAACGCCTTCCATGGGTGGTTCTTGGGGGGTTTACGCGCCGGGGGGTCTTTCTTGGTCATTAGTTCACGCGCTTCTTATTCTCTGCACGATTCACGCGGGTCACCAGTTCGGACAGGATGCTGTCCAGCAAGGTAAGCAGTATGTCGGTGGGGATGTCCTCGAAAGAGTCTTCATTGAGGGCGTCAACATCTAATTCAAAGTCCATCTTAGGCTCCATGCTCGTGAGTGTTTTCGTACAGTTTAACCCAAACTTCGGGTTGCGGTTCGGGTTCGCTGGGGTGAACGTCTTGGTACTTGACCCACTCGCCGTTCGGGTCTTCAACCATAACGGTATCGGAACGCTGGGCGGCGCGGGTCTGCTGGCTGTATCGAAGACGGTAGCGTTTCATTATTCATCCCCCATAAAGATTAAAATGGCTCCTACTATTGCCACTATACTTACGGCTATAAATGCGGCTATTATTTCCATGTCATTCCCCCATGCACCATTCAAACGCGCCGCGCTCAATCTCGGCTTGGGATTCGCTGGGTAGAACATAGGCGACGGTAGAGATGGCGATAATCTCGTCGCGCGCATCGGCCAGCACTTTGTGTTCGGGGGCGTTCAATTTCTCGACCAGCCCGCGGAAGAACTCGGACTGCGGGGTGCCAAGGTCGCGGGCTTCGGCGCCAACGCCGGCGATACTGGCAATCGTTTGGCAACCTTCAACCTTTCCGCCCGCCGCCGTGGATAAGGCGGGGGCCGCCAAGGCCAAAAGCAAGATGCCGCCGCGCAGATATGCGCTGATGCTGTTCGGTTGCGGCTTAACGCCCGGCGGGGGCAAGGCCAGCATCTTGGCGCGCGCTTCGCTCGTATGGCCTAGAACCATCAGCCACCTATCCACGTCGGCGGCTAATGCGGTGTATTCAGCGCGCCAGCGGATAAGGCGCTCGAGGTTGGTCAGCGGGGTGATGTTGCGGGTAATCGGGTGGTCCATGGTAATTCTCCTTTGGTAGATTGGTAGATTGTAATTATGTTGCGGTGAAACTGGGTGAAATGATAAACCCTGATTTTGTGGTATGTCAATACTCTTTCAACAAATTATTTTATATCCCCTCGCCCCCGCCCGGCAGATTTCACATTTTGCGATTAAAACTATACCTATTAATAATCCTACGGGTGGGTTGGTAGGGGGGTCAAAAAATTACGGGGTGTATTTAGCGGTGGTAATTTGTTGTAAATGAGAATCATTCTCAATTTGATAATCATTCCCATTTAGCCGGTCCGGGGCTGGTGCCGGGCGTTCCGGCGGCGTGCTATACCCGGAC